CAACCGATAGACCTGATGAAACTCACATTAGTCTAGGTGAATACATTGAAGATGCTAAGGTACGTTGGCAGATCCATTTATATGAGTGGGATGAATTTACTACTGATGTAATTGTACCAACTGCTAAGAACGTATATTCATGGTCATTACAGACCATTGATAGTATAAAGGCAAAGGCACAAGAAAAGAACAGTTCAAAACCAGTTGATAAAGTGGCACAGTCATCCCAGACAACACCACCAACTGATGTATAATAATGGTATGGGAAACAAATGAGGTTCCTAACTACTCTGACACACTTGACTTAGTACCTTCTTTGAAAGGTGAAGCACCTCTTGAGCAAGTAAGAAGCAGAGACATGATGTTAGGGTAATCATACACAAGGAATCGTCCTCTATTTGTTTCCCCCACCATATTACAAAGTCCAAATGCCTAAAACATTATTCGTTTCTCAAACTGAACAAGTCAGCAAGTATGTTGACCAACTATGTGATGCACTAGCAGCAGAGTATAAAAGTTATCATAGAAGAATGATTGAAGGCAATGCAGCGAGATTCGCTGATGGACGTAGAGATTTATCCAAGTATGCTCAAGAGCAGTTGGATGCTATGGACAATGGTACTGCTAATCTTATGAGGTTTAGAGTACAGTCAGGTAGAAAGTATTTCAAGATCATCCAACAAGATTACGATACATTTCAAGATCGTAATGAGTATCGTGATGGTAGTGTTCATGCTTTTGTTGATAAAGAGACTGGTGATGTTTACAAACCAGCAGGTTGGGCAAAACCAGCACAACATGTAAGATACAACTTACTTGAAAGATCGTCAAGAGAAGATTGCTTATCAAGAGCAGACTGGGCAGGAGGATACTTATATATGAGATAATTTGAGTGGGTGTTGTCGGTTGACTTCACCCATTTTTCATGCTATACTAATTCCATTGCATCATTTTAATGACAAATCTTCCTAGACTCACCAAACTTAAGGTACAGAAGGCAGCACCTATGATTGTTCAGCACGTTAAAGAATTACTTGCTGATATAGATGTTGAGAACACAAAGCAATTTACTGTTAAAGTAAAGACTAATGCAGAACCCTACTCTGATGAAGAGAAGAAGTTTTGGAGGTATCAGTCACGTTTTACTTTAGAGTTCTGTAAAGCACTAGAGCAAGTGTTACCAAGTGAGTTAGCATTTCTATCTTACAATCACTTGACTAATGATCTTACAGTAGTAAGAAGATGAATATTAGTGATGAAAGAGCATCACAACTCATACAACTCAAGGAAATACTTGAGGATACTGTAGAGTATTTTTGTGATGAGAACATGGTATCAGGTGAAACTGCATGGAATATGGTAGGTGCATTAGCAGATGCCAAATTAAATGTAGAGTTTACTAACGATCAATGATTTCCGCACAACGCACTGCTTTGCATGACTGGGTATGTGATCGCTTTAGTCTATTGTTATCAACCGATTCCGCAGATTCCGCGTTGGCATTTGCGGATGAGTGGTTCGAGTGGTTAGATCCAGATAGTGTAAATACTGAAGCAACTCTTTATTTCAATGAAGATGAACTCAAAGGATTATATGAGCAAGTTCGAGAATAGCGAGTTGAAAGAATTAATTTTAGATTACATGACCGCTTTCAACAAATCAGATCACGCTAAGGCAGAAGAATTGCTTCAAAGAATAGACCAACTTCGCTCATTATTAGACAAAGCACATGGCAAAGACACAAAATAGTTTTGATAGCAATGCTAAGAAACTAACGTCATCACCTAAGCGTAAGCGAAAGGCAAAACTCAATTATGATAAGATAGAAGCAAAGTTTTGTAGGAGCAAAGAAAACTTTCCTTACAATAATACTTTCCCTATCTACCTTGAACCAACAACCAAAGATGCTTTCAATCGTGCATGGTTCAGGGATATAATAGATGCACGAAAACATCTTGAACGACTCAAATTGAAAGAGTCTGAATTTAAACTCCTGAAATACTATGACCAAAAAAAGCAAAGAAAAACTAAGAGCGCAAGTGAAGAGTAGATTTTATTATCTATTCTGGGGCATTGCTACTGTTAGTGTGGTTGCAGGTCAATTCTATGTTGGTAGTGGATACAGATCTTATGCAAGAGCATTGCATAGGATATTTGATGCTATTGCTGTAGAAATTAATACTGATCGTCCTGAATATAAGTTCATGGACAATATAAAAGACCCCTGAGCGATTGCCCAGAGGTCTTGTGACAGTTATTTAATTGTCTTAGATAGATTCAGTTAGAATCTCTCTGCATACACGTTTACATGCACTCTGATCGTCTTCACATTCTATCAGACATTCGTAATAGTCATCCAGTTTTTCGTCATCTTGACTAATAGCAAAAGTGCTATAACTATGACTCCACGAAGTCATTTGATTATGTGATAAGATATTGTGCATTGTTTTGTTACCTTGAATTGATTCGGTGGACAACATAATGAATAGATTTTGGATTCATTTTACTACCTCTCAAATTCTACCACTATTTATGATATTGTCATCAACTTAACACAATATCATCATTAAAATTAACATCCTATATACTGATAAGTGTATCATTTGTAACTATGAGAGAACAATTAATTAAAGCACTCCTCGCTCATGCACAGGGAGATATTGCAAAGCACAGAGCAAATGTTGAGGTATATCTTACTTCACCAGTAGGTATTGGTGAACATTCTAATATTGTTGAAGCAATAGAAGAAGAATTAAATATGATTGCCAAGTATCAAGATCAAATTGATGTGTTAAATAAGTATTTCAAAGGTAAACCAGAACTATTAAACTAACTATGTGGAACATACAACTAGGTAAGTCTTTAACTAAGATCAAAGACTGGGATAAGGCAATGGCAAAGAAGATACAAGATAAGTTTAAATTAACAGACTATCAGATGTTGTGTCTCGCTTTCGCCAAAGGATTTGTGATTGGTGCTATACTATTATGAGTACACTAATTGATCTCGGTGTTTATGTGGGTTTCACTTTGCTCGGAGGTGCGCTCGCTATTATACCAATATACATTATGAAACTAATTCTCATAGACAATGAAAAAATCACACTGGATAATTGATAAGTCAGATGAAGGGAAGATCATCCCAATGACTGAACAAACTGAGGAACTACTCTCATTGATTGCAAAACAACTGCATGAAGGAGAGTTTGACTATCATAAACCCTTTCAAGTCTCATTCGCAACGACTCAGGACATTATTATCTCACAATACAATGAAACTAACGACTGAACAGATACAGAACTGGGAGAGTGAGTATCTCGCAATGAAGAATGTCAAACTATCAGAGAGACAAAGGGAAATCCTTAAAGGATCTGAACTCAAGTCAAACGAGGGCATGTTATTTGGACAAATGTATGCAAACTGGAAGGAGATCAAACTAAATGGATAAAGGTGAACTAATCTCTGAAATACTTCAGATAGCAGCGTACTTAGAAGGTACAGTGGAGAGAACAGAGACTCTCAACAGTGTTGGGAGATCATCCAAGAAGATCATCATAGAGTATGACATAGAAAACAGGAGCAAGTAGCAACCAGTTGAGAAAGTGTCACACGGAATATTGAATAGTGTCCACGCACTGCTATATTAACAATGTACTCACAAAACATTCTTAATGTACCAGTCAGAAACATTTGGAAGACATTTCTGGGTTGATGAGCGCAATGACTTGAGATCATGCCCATCATACCTTGATGATACTCCAGACCACGCTAATGTGGATTATGTAAGTGAGTGGGACGATTTCACTCAGCACTCTCACGAAGAGATTCAAGAACTATTCAACATCTATGCACTATGTGTATCAACTAAGGAGGTTTCTAATGTCAAGTAAATTAACCAGAGACCAAGAAAGAGAAGTGGCATCACAATTTGTTGAAATAATGGTAGATGGCATGGACATTAAAACATTAGTTGCAATAGTAACAGATCAAATGACTGAATACTATGAGAGTTGCAGTAGTGTTGAATTGAAAGAAGAAATTGATAATTATGATGAAGATCTCTTTGATGAGTTAGTTGACAACATTAC